TCTAGAACCAGAAAATATACTAGAGGTTACTGCGTTAGTAACAAATAAAGCACCAAGACTGGCATCTGATGAGCCAGAAGTTATAATTTTTTTCCAAGATGGCATTCAACTACGTTTTGTGGTTAGAAACTTAACACTATGTTAAGCCTACTTCCCTTTCGGGCCGACAAATTATTCTATTATAAATATCAGGAGTTCTTTTTACCTGTTGATTTTGTCTGTTCGTGTTGAACGATTTGCTGTAGTTCTACTTGTTTTCTTTCTTCTTCTTTTCTTTTTTGCGCTTCTATATCTAAAAGCTCCTGTTCTATTTTAACTTGAAGATTAGCAAGGAATTTTGCATCTTTTCCTGAAACTGTTACCAGGTCTAGCGCCTGTCTAACAAATACAATTTCATTCTGTGTGAGATCAATAGAGAATATATCTAACATAACTTACTATTTATTTACTGAAACATATTGGTTTTGTAATTTGACTATCATTGAATAGAACATCTCTATTTGATGCCCTTTAAGATCTGCATTCTTAAGAAGTATTAATAGATACTCTAATTCTTCTTTAGATAAATCACTTGGTTTTACTATTTTTCCTGAATCTGTTAGAGAGGTAGATTCTCCTGCAATAACAACTTGTTTTAAATTAAATCCCATAACTAATTAACTATATATTAATTAAGCGTAAATAAAAATGTCTCCTGTTGAATCATTAATCCACATATTACCTGATCCATTAACTGCGCCTCCCCATGTTGGTGCTGCTGATGGGTTCGTAAGTGAGGCTACTTTTACTGTTACGGCCCATTCAAAACCAGGTAAATCTGTTGTTACAGTAGATGCTGAAACATGCACATTTGGAGCAGCTGCAAAACGTCCATAGTTAGGTGTTGCACCTGTAGCAGATTCTAAAAGCCAAGCAGAACCAGACATTCCACCCGCACCAGCAGAAGAAACAATTATAATACCTCCATCTGTTACTGATGTAGATCCTGACGCTAGTGCTGCGAATCTATCTCCAATTAATAAGTTTTGTGTATTTTGGAAACTAGCAGTACCTGCAACTGTTAAGTCTCCAGCTACTGTTAAGTTATTATTAAATGTAGAATTTCCTGTTACAGTTACACCTCCTGCACTTACAGTCACACCACCTGCAGCTACACTTAAACCAGAAGATGCACCTGCTGCAATTTGCACTTGTGTTCCAGTATCTGATATATTAGATCCAGCAAAAGTATTAGATCCTAATTTTGGAATTTGATTTGTAGTAAGAGATGATGTAGATACTTGAACTGCATCAGCTGTAACCGTGATTAATGCGCCTGCTCCAACATCAAAAGTTGATGCTGCAGAACCATTAAATGTTGTTCCAGTTAAACCAGCTCCCGCAGTTATAGAATTTGCTACTTGATTGGAAGTAGATGAACTAATAGCATTTGATGCGGTAGCAGTTAATACGTTTGTTGTTGCATTAAAAGTTAAAGTAGTACTATCAACTCTTACAGCTCTATTACCTGTTGTGCCATCTGTAAATGCTAAATAGTATGGACCAGTTCCTGTTGTGGTATCTGTAACCGCTACGTTATTTGCATTTGTTGCAGTTGTGGCAGATGTAGCAGTAGTAGCATTTGTAGCCCAAGAAGAAGTACCAAATAAACTACTAGTTATTTGACCAACAGTTAATGCATTATTTGTTGCATTATATGTTAAACCGTTGCTATCAACGCGAATAGCTCTATTACCTGATGTACCATCTACAAAAGTAGGATAATAAGGACCAGTTCCTGTTGTGGTATCTGTAATTACAGAATTGACAGAAGTTTCTGATTGATTTGATCCTGGTGACCAAGACGCACTCACAGCCCAACTTGACGTGCCAAATAGAGAACCAGTAATACCTCCACCGGTAACTCTCATAGAGCCTGTAAATTCAAATAAATCAGCTCCTACTGTAAGTGTGGTATCTACTCCTAATGTTGCTAGTTGTGCTTGACTACCAGAAACTATGACTTTTTGCCATTTTGCCATTTAATATTCTTTTGTCTATTAATAAATATACTCTATTTAAATAAGTTAATTAGGAGGAATATATGTGTAATCCTCTAATCCTACATACATTGATGCAGAAGTAAACCAAATAGATCCTGCAATAGTATCTCCTGTTGGATCAAAAGAATGAGTTGCTATTTGAATTATACTCTGACTAACTGTTAAAACTGGTTGTTTTGTTGTAAAATTACGAACTATAAATAAATTACTATATATGTCCGCATCTCCTGAACTAGATATATTAAAATACTGAGTAAAACCTGAATTGATTAAAAATAAGTTTTGAGGAGTTACATTTACACTAGCAGATACACTTCCTGTTCCTATTCTAAATCCAGAAATTCCTTGTATATTAGATCCTTCAATATAAGAAGCAGTTAGAGCAAAACTAGATGTTCCTAATATAGATCCTGTAATACTACCTAAAACTCTTAATGAACCAGTAAATTCAAATACATCGGCATTAATTAATAGGCTATCACCTTCTAATGAAGTAGCAGTTAAAGAACCAGTAACAGCAGTACTTTGTAATTGAGCCATTTTACTTAATTAATTTTTTAACTTGATCCTCTAATAGTTCTATTCTTTTTTGTTGCTCCTTTATTACGTTTATAAATATAATTCCTAGTTTTCCGTACTGTATACCTATAGGATTACCTATATCATCTTTTGACACGAATTCAGGAAATAGATATTCTAGCTCTTCTGCTATTAAACCTATATCTTCTTTTTTAGTATCTTTCCAATTAAATGAAACAGGATTCAAGTTTTTAAATTTCTCTAAATCTGTTGAGTATGATTGTATATTTTCTTTTAATGTTCTTGTAGAAGTTTCAATTAATGCAGTAACCCTAGCAGTTCCATTAACATCTAAAGGATATGCTGGTGTTGATGTTCCTATACCTACATATCCGCTATCTAATATTATTACTCTTTCTGTACCTCCTACAGTTGTAGCAGACGTAAAGAATCTTATATGTGCATTACCACCACTACCTGTTGCTAAAAAGTTAAGTCCACCATTACCATTAGAAACTATAAAACTACCTGTGGGTCTATATGCACCTTGTAAAACAACTCCTTGACCTGCATAACCTACATTTATAAATCTATTGCTAGCCACACTAGGGCCTGCCTGAAATGATGAAAATGAATCTGTGCCAGATGAATTAGAGTTTTCTACTCTAAGACCTAATGTAGAATTTGAACTTCCAGAAATATGAATTGTTGATGTAGGATTTGATATTCCTATACCAACATTTCCTGTATTTCCTTTTATCCAGACTCTATTACTTAGAGTTTGATTTTGTATTCCTGATGATCCTGCTGTAGAAGTTGCTATTATAAAGTCACCTGGTGTACCTGCGCCTGTTCCTCTACCTGCATTAATTGTAAAATTAGTACCTTGTTGATCTGCGCTTCCTGTTGCAGATGGTGCATAAAAATTTAAATTAGCACTAGCTGGAGTACTAATAAATGGTCCTGCTCCGAAATAAAAATCATTTATATAACTAGCAGCATTATATCCACCACCTATTACTACATATTTAGATACTAATGAACCTAAAGTTAAACCAGCATTATTTAATTCATATCCAGATCCTGCTAATATATGAATAGAATTTTCTGTATTAGATCTAATATCAGTTTGATCTCCTGAGCATATTATGATATTACTTGCTCCTGTAGTTATTCCTCTACCACTATTTCTTCCTATATAGATACTATTTGAACCTCCAGTTGTAATACTGTATGCGGAACTAACTCCTATTGCTATCATAGAATTAGCTCCAGAACCTGTTAAATTTAATCCAGAAAAAGGTCCTATAGAAATTAAATAATTTGCTGTAGAAATATTACTAGCGTTTTCTCCTTCTGAAGTAATTACTATTTGCCTTGATCCCCCAGATCTTCTTTGGAGACTAAATACTCCTGTATGAGAAAAACTTCCAGTTGAATTTACAGATCCTGTTACACTTAATAAATTTGATATATAACTTCTTACTCCATAATAATTTGCAACTTTTGCAGTAGGATCTCCTATATTATAGAGAGCGTCACCGACTGGAAATATGTGTCCTGATCCTGATGCATTATATGTACCACTAATTAACCACCTATTGGCATTACTTATACCAAAATATATCTCTCCTCCTGGGCCAGATGTTTCTAATAACATGTTTCTACTTCCACCGCCATCACCTGATGTTCTTAATACTGTTGAATATGGACTACCTCCAGCTAAAATTGATAATTTTTGATATCCAGCATCTCCTGGATTTCCTACATTAAATATATCTATGTTGCCTGATGAAAGTGGATCAGGATTTTTTAGGTTTTGTACATGTAAAGTTGTTGTTCTTGAAGTACCATTTACATCAAGAGAATATGTTGCAGGAGATCCTGAAATTAAAAGACTTCCTGTTATAACTGCAGATCCTGAAAAAGGAAATGCTGATCCTGCATTTAAAGCGTATGAAGCAGTTGTAGCAAAACTAGCTGTACCTAATAAAGAACCAGTAATACCTCCATTAACTCTTACTGAACCAGTAAATTCAAATACATCTGATCTGATATAGAAACTATCGGCAGAAGATGCTGTAAACGCAAATGATGCAGTTCTTATGCTATCAAAACCATAAGGGCCATATACATTAGAAGACGATACATATGAAGCTGTATCAGATTGGGTTGATGATGGTGCCCACGATGCACTTACAGCCCAACTAGACGTTCCATACAAAGATCCGGTAATACCTCCATCTACTCTTATTGAGCCTGTGAATTCAAATACATCAGCTCTAATAGTAAAATTATCAGCTGATGATGCAGTTAGTGCGTGAGATGCCGTTATTGCATAGGATGCAGTAAGTGGTATTAAAGCAGCAGATGAAGTATAATATAATTGACCTGTAGAAGAGTTTACTAAAACTACATTAGTTTCAGGAGACTCAATAAGACTAGGAAAGAAAATAGATCCAGTAGCTGTTAAACTTCCAGATATTCCTGTATTACCTATAACATGTAATTTATAAGAACCTGTTTGAGTAGTTCCTATTGAGAAATTTCCGGCAAAATAATTACTAATGGCAACTTCTGATTGATAAACACCCCATCTACCACTTGGAATTACTATACTACCCATGTTTATATAAGCAGCCGTAGTTCCTCCTATTGCAGCCATAACTATACCAGCTCTATTAGTACCAGTATAGTTAGCTATTCTTATAGCTCTATAATTAGTTATAGTTCCTGTAAGATTACCTCTTTCTAAATAAACTAAGTCTGCATCAGTAGTTGTTGTTCCTGTACCAAAAAAAGCTGCTAAATTAAAGCATCTTAAATTTTGTAAAACTCCACTACCTGTTAAATTATTTGCTACACTTAACTGAAATGCTCTTGCTACAAGTTGATTAGTCGCTGATGATGCACTAAGATTATAGGAAACTTGCATTCCTATATCTGCAGTATCTGTAGCATTAGATTGAGTTTGTAAATGAGATACTATAAATGTTGAACCAGTTGATTTAAGAGAATTTATAGTAAGATTATATAAGCTAGCACTTATAGATCTATTTCCTGTTAATTCACCATCA